CATCTGTCTCCCTGATTGCAAGATTACCAACTGGCTTATTATTAGAACCAGCACCAATTACTCTGAATGAATTAATTCTATACATATCTGTATTTACCGTGTCGATAGGAGTTGTCCCATTCAATAGGCAAATCTCAGATTTGGAAATAAATGAACCATCAAGATATTCTACTTTTACAACCTTTGCTCCGGTATTAGCAGAATAATCAATAACAGCATAATATCTTGATGCGCCTGTTCCACCAGACGAGAACCCTCCAGAGCATGTAATCGTTTGCGCGGATACGCTTGTAACATATCCCCATTCTGGAGTTGTACCATGAGGATCGAGAATAACTATATCACCAGCAGCAACAGATGTAGCATCCGTAAAATATGTCGCTCCATGGGAAGTATCAATGAGAGTTGTTGTTGATCCACCCGTAGACTGATATGTGTTTCCTGTTGCATCGCCCTTGATGACTGTAGCTAGATCTTGAGTATTGTCAGTGCTTACAACTTCCATCTGCATTGCAGAAGGAGGGAATGCATAATTTCCAGTGGCAGACCATATATCTGCCTCTGTAGAGGCAACTAGAGCACCATTGAATCCTATTTTAGTCCAATTAGAATGACCAGATATAACTCCCTTGGCTATATCGTAAGTATAAGGGGTACAAGAAATGCGCGGTTTATCATCTGCATTTTTAAATGCTTTTACATTTCCATCCGTATCGAGCCATTGGATACCGTTCCCAAAGCTCGACGAATCTCCATTGAGCATCATTCTATCGCTCATTTAAACTCCTATGATCCTGTATCCGCTCATTCTAATAGCAACTTTTTCAGTTGTTCCAGCACTAGCCTGTATAGTATCACCAGCCTCTAACACATCATTCCTAGAGAGAGTCTTTGTTTCTCCAGCAGCAAGAACAAGTCCGGTACTCTTGTAAATGATATTATCATCAGAAGCACTAGACCCGCTCTTAACAAGATAAATTGTTACGCCTATGGATGTTGTATCAGTATTGCAAAGAGTTATAGATTTAAGTACAACAGATTCACTTGCAGCAACAGTATAATATGTTGCAGTTGAACCTGTCAGCCTATCTCCTGTCCCAACTGTCATTAATATAGTTTCTCTTATCATATTAACTCCATAATAAATCTTTTATTATTATCTAACTCCACCGCACTATCATTAGATTTATCCATTATTGATATTTTTTTAATTGCGTCATTAATTCTAGATTCCAACAACGGTTCTGTCATCGAGGAAGTAGATAAAACCATTGATATAATAGCATCAACATCAGATAATGTTAGTTCTGTTCCGGCTAACGACCTATAAATATCATTCATCCATCTATAAATTTCTCTAAAATCATTAGTCTTTGGAGGAGGCTGAAGAACACTCATCGCATTAATTCCTCCACATCCTCATCAACATCAACTAATACAACCGGAGCATCATCGGTTAAGACCATCTCATATTGCCTAGATCTATAGGTTCCTAATTGTTTTATCTCTGCATATAATTCAGTATTCCCTATCGCTCCCAAGGATATTTTTCTCTCATTACTCCATTCAGATCCGTTATTGTCTCTCCACCTCAACATTACTTCTGGAGCAGTTGTTTCATTTCCAGTGATACCGCTACCCCTCTTAAATTTGAAAGTTATACCCTTTGATCTCTTTCTATTTCTCGTTCCATGGTCAACATGGCCCGTTCTGTAGGAATGCCTTATAGTGTCACCATTATCAGTATAGTAATCCGTTGATAATTTATATATTTTACCGGTTCTTCTATCGCCAACCAAATGAATGTTCCAATCCTTGGCATAACAATAACAATTCCCAAGCCATCGCTCATGAGTAACATTTAATTGATTCCACCAAGACCACTTCCCTACGAAAGATTTAGTTGCAACATCAAATGCAAGTGTCAAATCTTCAGACGGAAAGGATATGACATATATATATCTTCCTGATATACTTATGACATCTGCTATTGCATCAGCAACATATTCCATTTCATGTAGTAGCTTATCGAATGGTGTTGATACTATTACCGGTGATCTTCCACTTAGCATGATAATATGATGATAGTTATCCAATCCAATCCAAGTATTATCTGCAAACTGCCAAGAGTACGGGGCAGATATACCCCTTGCAGACGTAGTACCTGACAGTCTGGAAAATGGATTAACACCATCGTTATACCAAGATTCTATGGTTTTGCTCCCCACAAGGAAAATTTCACCATATTCCGAGCTAATAGCAACAATATTATCAGGATTAACCTCACTACTAGCAAAAGATAATGCATTCCAAGTTGTAATATCATTTATATTAGACCAGTAAAAATATGGGCTTGGAATACTATTAGCTAATAAGTATTGATCTATAGATGCAATATGTGTAGCATTTGTTGGGGAATTGGTTGCTGTAAGTTTAGTTAATGTGGCACCATCTGTATATACAATTCTACCTCCATTTGCCATTACACAATATTTACCTGATAAACCATACTCTGTGAAACTGACCCTTGTACCTGTAGTTTCAAGAGTTGTCCCGGTTAATTCTATATTGGTTCCAATTGAGTCATTAATTCTCCAAACCCTTCCATTACATACTGCTATTGCACATTTCCCAGTTTCCCACCAATATAATCCTGATATTGGCTTGCTTATATTTAGATCAATAAATCCATCAAGACCTGGCCTATTATGGCGATATTTCATATCATCTAAATATCCATTATACATTTCAGGTGATACATCAGACAATCCAACCTCATCAACATTGGCATATGGATATCCTAAAAATGATTGAATTTTCACCACTAAAAAGCTCCTTTTATGAAATCTCCGTCAGTTGTCTCCTTGTTATTTTTTTTAGCCATAAAATACCACTTATCGGATCTATTTGATATCCTTGCTCTTTCAAGTAGAGCGAGTCCTACCTCGTCAGATAGTTCATCAGCTAAACCCCATACCAAGGCATTTATCCACCTTTCTGGAAAATCTGGGTTATTTGCAGCAGAATCAAAGTCTTCTAATTTCCTAGACCTCAAATAATGCAGAACATAACTTGTTGAATCAGGTGGATGATATAAATAAACTTTCGGGGTAAGCTGTTTATCGATAGTCAGCATATACGGCTTCCCGGTATTAAATTTCTGATATACATCAAGATATCTATCCAGTGCTACGATTTCAACATTCGTGTCACTATTATTGTCTCTAATAAATGCCTTCTCTATATCAAGGGTATCAGATCCAACATTAAAATCACCTATAGCTGAATAAGACGTTGCATCTGCCCATGTACCACCAGTTGATCCCCTGTTATACCAATAAGTAGAATAGTCAGCTCCGGTTATTGGTTTGTTTGCAGTAGCGGAAGTATGGCTCCTGATGCATTCATATATTTTACCATCAGTGCCAGTCACCTCACTAGATACGCTGAACGTTTTTGTTTCCCAATCCCTAGTCCATAAGAATATCGCATCGTTTTGCCATGCTTTAACCATTGAATTAAGAGCTTCATTGGCGTTTTCAAGTTGATTAGACGTTGGACTATCTTCAGCGGAAAGTATTCCTACTATTCTTAAAGCTCGCGATATGATCTGATTTCTAGTCCTGGTCCAATCAGTTGATCCGCTCGTAGCCATTAAATGATTTCCTCTTCCTCCACGATCCCCCTGACTCTGGCAGGAGAACCGTGCACTATCGAGTATTCAGGTATGTCACGAGTTACTACAGACCCTACCCCAACAATAGAATTTTCTCCGATGAAAACACCGGGAAGAACAGATACGTTCGCACCTATTTTTACACCCTTGCATATATGATAACCATTTGGCTTAATCTCCTGGAGGTTCTTCCTATGTTGGAGCATCATATTATCATTGCTACCAACAAACATAGGAGCAATAATAACATTATCCTCAATCACAGCACCCTTTGTAATGTGGCACTGAGAATGAATCAGGCAATAATTACCAACGCTACATTCGCCCTCAAACACTGTTTGATGCCCGATCGTAGTATTATTTCCTATTTTTGTATCTGGACTCATTATCACATAATGCCCGATGGAACAGTTATCTCCAATTACGCAGTTTTTCTGTATTATAGCTGTAGGCTCTATCCTTGTATTGCTACCTATTTTGACAGACTCATCTATCATTTTCTTACTATCTCCTGCGTAATTCCAGTTACATACTCCTTTATTAGCGAGACACAAATCGGAGCCATCTCTTTCATTCCTTCTAATGTTGTCTTTTCTTGGCCTTCCCTTCGGCACCGACGATCTCCTTTTCTTACCTAATAATGGGCATATTCATTCATAAAAATCCGATTTGTCGGGAATATGGGGATGGGCACCATTAATATATGTACCCATCCCCTTTCCCAAAGTTTCTTTCCTGGAGATATAGCATACAACCTTTTGTATTCCGGGTTGACGATCGATGCATAGTAATGTCTGTTTCAACATCACTAAGTCCTGAATCATTTAGCTATCTCCTTTTACATCTTGTCATTTAGAATCTGGCCTAGAACAATTACCCAAAATCCAGCAGCATCAAGAGTATGATTGGCAAGTACGCATATAAAACCAGCACTGGAATATACCTTCCGCGCCGTTCCCTTGCCAATTACCCCGGCAGTCTGAACACTTGTATCGTTGACAAATGTAGTCGTAACAACATCGTCATCAGTTATGTCAATGGTTGCCGTAGCACCTTCCCCTGTTCCCGTTACAACGTAGACCTCATTTACAGAGAAGTTCGCAGGAACAGCAAACAACTTGTAAAAAGATCCACTCGCCAGGTTCCTTGTCGAGGTATCGACATACCTGACAAGAGTTATCTCCTCGTCAAGTATCTTTCTACCTACATTATAGGCACCTGAATCCTTAGTGTAATCCGCTGCATATGCCATTGGATTACCTCCTTACATACTTGTGTTGAGGATAATTCCTCTAATAACCACCCAGAAAGCTCCGGTTGTATGAGCAGCATCACCATGAATAACTATAAACCCTGCTGACGTATAAAGTTTTCTGGCATTTGTTGCCGTAACCGTTCCAGCAGACTGGGGATGGTTAGTGACAAAGGTTGTCGTTGCGGAATCATCGTCTGTTACATCAAGAGCATCAGTTCCTTCTGCTGTCGCAGTAATAAGATATGCTTCTAGAACAGCAAAATTGGCTGGTACAGCCATCACCTTGATGTACTCATTATTCCCGACATCATAACCTGATACCGTAGTGTTAATATATCTCGTAAGAGTAACAACCTCGTCGAGAATCTTCTTACCTACATTATAGTTTCCTACATCTTTTGACCAATCATGTGCGTATGCCATTTAACACCCCCTTACAGACCGCTCATATTGCTTCTAGCAACGTACAGACAGAGCGCCCCATAATCCTTAGAGTTGAATTTAGCCTTCTGAACCTTGAAGGTCATTCTCCAGGCATAGAACCAATCTTCCTCATAATCTTCAGAATCTTCTACGATAGAAGGTCTTTCACCGAATGCCGCCTGAAGAGCCTGAGCGCCAAGTAATTGACACTTCGCATAAGGGACAGATGCACCACCCCCATCAGTACCCGTTGTAATCCATTCAGATTCATGGATAATCACATCATCCCATACGTAAGATGCAGTTGTGAACAAAGGATTATCACTCCCACGCTGCATTGCTTCCCTATACGACTGCTGAACAGTTGAATTAGTCTTCCAATCATACAGAACATCGGGGTAGACGATAAGAACATAGTAATCTCGCCCGTTAATCTTTACCGGCCTGATGGGAATCTGCCCCCTTCCGCCTCCGGTCTTAGCCCATACTCTAAGTGCTGACACCATTGAAGGAGTAAGCTTATCAGAAGCAGTAATAGCTGCCTTCGCTGTTGCTTCAGTAGTGGTGCCTGTTATAGTCCCTGATGTTGAATAAATCAGTTTTGTAGGTGAAGCATCAAGTGCAGTAAAACACAGGGAATCAATTTTTTCAGCACCCCAATTAAGAAGCGCAGTTCTTGACTCTGCTGGCATATCGAATGACGCTCTTGCCCAATCCATAGGAGCACCAGCAGAAACAGCCTGACGATACCGCTCAAGTTCTAGGGTCTGATTATAGGTAGTCAATGCTACTTCTTTTCCCTTAAGGGTCTGACCAGAAGTAACACCAGCATAGGTAGCAGGATCAAGCCTTGGAATAAGACCAAATGTAACCTTGTCACCATCCCTGGTCTTGGTCTTGCCCTTGGAACCAAGACTCGTCTTGATGTAAAGCACATCATTCGGGCTTGATTCAAAATCTTCACCAGCATTGAGTTTTGTGAGCGCATCACCACCAAGACGAGAAGCAAAATATGACGCCTTAATGGTATCCCTAAATAAAGTCTCTTCCCAACTCTCCTTACGAAGAGCATCAGAAGTAGTAATAGTAGTCCTAGACATTTTTTACATTCCTCCCTTATATACCCGTTGCAGTTCTTCTCTCGACATGCGATAAACGGGCTTTGTATTTTCTATGGTTTCTGTTGTTTTCCCGCCACCGGTTTTAGCCGTTATGGTTTTTGACTGAGTTGCAGCTTTTTCAATCTTTTCAACCAACTCAGAAGGCTTCGCCTTCAAAGACTCATTTTCCTTCTTGAGTGATTCAAGTTCTGCTTGTAAAACGGCATTTGATTTATAGAGTTTTGCCCTCATATTTAAGTTATAGAGGGTTGTTGCATCAAGAACATAGGGTTGCTTTTTGAATGCTTCTATTGATGCTGCATCTACACCATCCTGCTTGATAATTTCAGCCATATCATCAATAGACGATTCAAAATCAGGTGACCAGGATGTAACATTCGATCTATTTTTCTCATATGCTTCAATTTGTTCATCCTGATGCTTTTGATTTTCCCTTGTTTTCTGCTCTATCCTCCATTCTTCTAATGCCTTATGACCGGCAACAGGATCTTCCCAATAAACCTGCCTGATTTGTTCTAATCTTGCTGTTTCATCTTCGGGTGTGCTCTTCCTCAAGAGTCCCAATTCAGTTCCAAGTCTGGCAAGCATTTTGTCCTGATGCTCGGCTTTCTTCTGTGCCGCTGACCATTTTTCCTGAAGAGCATCAAAATCTTCTTTGGAAACTGTTCCATTTGTATCAGTTCCTTCAGCAGATTTATCGTCCACTCCAGTTTTCTTACTTTCAGGCGTTCCTTCATCCTCAACGGTCTGATTTATTGGCTGTCCCTTCAGGGCCGTAGCCAGTTCATCAGCGCTCATTGAAGAAACCGGAGTTTCCTGAACTTCGTTAGTCATTTCCTGTTCCATTTTTAAGGCTCCTTCGTGTCCTTTTTTATTTTATGATTCTATTCTTCCACTAACTTTGACAGTAGCCGCTGGTGTACCAGTATTTACAGTTCTAGTACCCCAATTTACCTTAAGATATCTGACCGGTTTATTAACAATATGAACCATCTCACCAGATATATTCGTGGATGTGTCAAGATCTCCCCAATTGCTATTATCTAGACTTCCCTTCAATGTTATACTCGTTGCTGTCAGCGTTCCACCTGCATATACAATATCCCAGGTAAATGCGCTCATGATGTTTCCGAGCGCCAGTACATCGCTGTCACCTGTTGCAACAACGGCACTCAGGATTGTATATGGCCCGAAGCGCTCCCTTTGTTCCTTCGTTACACCAAGATCAATAGTAGCCATTACTGCCCTCCATCAAATGGGGAAGAGCTATAAGCCATACCTCTCCCTTCTTGAGCTATTTTTGCCTTTATTATTTCTGTTTCGTACTTCTTGTTTTCCTGTGTCATCTGCTGCTGCATCATTGCATTAACCTCCGCAAGAGCCTGATCCTTGTCGGGTATAGGTGCATATTTGAAGAATAACGACGGAGGTATCTGAACCCCCTTACCAGCTAGCTCTAATAACGCTAGGAAATTACTCATCATAGCCGAAGGAGATGCTGGAGATTCGGAGATATTAACATCATGGGCGCTTAAATCAGTTGTTTTTAGGATATAATCAATAGAATCTACCGTAAATTGATCTATTGGAATACCACCAAGGGTTACTGCCTCATTGGGATTTTTATAAGACTGATTAATCAGAACCCTCATTATCCTCTTAGCATCATACAGTTTCTGAACATACGATATGAGGAGCTTGCCTAACTTCTTTTCAGCAAAACTCAAATTATCAAAAATGAAATCGTTGCCCAATAATTGCTGAACAATCTTCTGCCTAAGAGCTATACCGGACTGATTCCCTCCTTCCGCACCCATCATCTCAAGATTTACATTGATTATTTCTCTCAAGTTTTGAGAAAAAAGACTTATCGCATTTACAAGCTCGGCAGGGAACTTTACTCCTTCTTCCTTTACCGGCTTTCTGTTTAAATCCTGTAACTTAGATATAAAACCAGGAGAAGATGCATTATTCTTAAACTTCTGCTCCTCTTTTTTATCCGCGAAGGTGTTTTCGTCATAGAACCAGCCATAGCTAACTACCTTATTCAATATGTCAACAAATTGACTATATGACTTATTTATCAGTCTCTGGAGGTCTTTTACGCCCTCAACCTTACCCCACCATTTATTTCCCCTCTTTTTTGCATACACTGGAACAATACTGAAATCCTGAACGGCAAGGTCCGGGTAATAATCTTCTAGAACAACGCCACCAGCAGCCTTACTCATCCTCATTCTAAACGTAACACGAGGGATAAGTGAGAATCCAGGCATAGTTTTTACCGCATTAACATCAGCATCAGACCATCCATCAGAATTAAATACAAATCCATCATTAGCATTTACTATAATATTAACCCTGCGATACTCTTTCTGCTCGATCTGAACAACCCGGTACTGCTTCTTGGCAACATCAACCATATCATAACTGGACCAGCCACTTGATTTTGATTCTGAATGACGCTTATCCCAATCTTCGGATCTGGAGTTAGCCGGTACTTCGGATTCCTTGTCTTCAGGTACAATTCGTGAAGCCTTTTCGGGATGCATTTCCTTGATCTTGGAAAGCGAAAACCACTTCCACTTGACTATATAGTCGCAATCAGAAAGATCATCCTTTTCGTGAGGGCCACAAGCTGCACCATCCCATTCGTATCGTTCTACAACTACGTCGCCGAGTATATTCTTATCACGGTCCTCATAATGATTGAAGAACCCTCGTCCCGGAACACATACGTCCTCAAATACCTTTGTTTTCTCCCTCTGGTAATAACAGTTCTCAAGAATGTCTTTTACAACATAATTAAGAATGTCTGCGACTCTACTGTCTCCACCTTCCATTGGGATGTATCTTATCTCAGTACGGTTCTGCCTCTGATAGCCGGATAAGTTATCAATCTTTGCCTCTAGTTGATTTATAGTTATAGCTGCCCTGTCTTTAGTAGCCAGATCCTTTGCAGTTGCATCCTCCCACTGCTTATGGGAATACATTTCCTCTGCTTCTATCGCAGCATCGCGGGATTCCTTCTCAATATCTCTAGCTTCCTTATAAAGCGTCAATATATTGTCAAGAACTTCTGAATCCTTTAATTTGGGATCTCCACCCTCATCTTTCAACGGGTACTCATCAGCCTCATGGATATGCCCATCCTGGGCAGGCTCCACCACGCCTTGATTAATGGAATGAGAATGCTTTTCAGATACAGAGGTTACACCAGAACCATCATCCCTCAGATAAACAATGTGGGTATGTTGATTTTTATACTTCCTAGTCTTTAGAAGCACAGCCACAACAACCACCTCGTGCTACATAACATAAACAATAAAATACATTTGTCAATAGTCAATTTTATGACGCCATCCAAGATAAGAAGTCAGTGACCTTATCCCTCATCTTTTTCCTTGATGCCCGCTCGTCTTCTTTATCTTCTCCATCCATCTTCCTATACGACAAGTCTTGGATAGAATAGGCTATACTAACTGCATCAGCCTTATCAGGAGACTCTATCCCCCTGGCCTTCATATCCTTCTTACTCTCCACATGGATAGAATTGGCACCGGCAGGGCGCCATTTTATTGACGATAGTTGTCCGATAAGTTCGTCATCATTTATAATAGATATGGTTCCTTGTTCAAATCTTTGGCGAAGATTCCAATAATCCTCATCCCTCTTATTTCTGAATCTATCTGTATCTCTGGCCTTCTCTCCTCCACCATATGGCCTAACATTCTTAAATCCTCTATCTTTCAAAAGACCAGCGAATCCCCACCCGACTCCTACAATATCAACCGCCGTGACATCGGGGCAACTCTCGCCTCCGAACTCACCGGCTATATAATCAGCAAGATACTCTGATTTCCGCTCATCCTTTTCGTATATCCTCTTTATAACCGGACCATGGCGGAGAACTGCTATTGTCTTATTAGACCCACCAGCAGCCACATCTATCCCAAGAACCTCTGGTGAATCCTCCAGGGGCTTTATATCCCTATCAACCGCATCCATTATCCAGTCATACGGTATTAATGTGTCAGGATCTGCAAGCGGTAGAAGCCCCTTTACTCGCACCCTGTAAGTATTGCTCTCCTTGCCATACTTTTTAGCTTGCCTGTCTACATAATCCCTCATGCCTGTAGATCCAGTCACCTCATCAATATTACTATCCTCACAGTCCCATCTCAGCGGTATCCAAAACTCCCTATCGCTCGTATGAGTCCTCGCAAAATACCCAGTACTCCTGGTAGGATTCCCAATAAGTATCGCTATGTTCACCCTGCCAGTAAGTGCACCCTCCAATGGCTTGAACACGCCATCAGGCACACCAGACGCCTCATCAACAGCCATCAGCAGATATTCCTTGTGAGCACCTGCCAATGTTTCAGCCTGTTCGTCTGAACTCGCCCTGGCATTCGTAGTCCTGGCCGTGATAAACCACTCACCCTTCTCACTCACATTGAATATCTTATCACTCTGTACCTCTATCGTATCCCTCACAATAGGATACAGACTCCTTCTCTTCCACTGCCGTACCTCCTTCCATAAAACATCCTTAATCTGACTCGCAGTTGGAGCCGTAACCCTCCCCTCAGAATACGACCAGCATGTCATCCACCAAAATATAACATTACTCAACCACGCATCCTTGCCAGTACCATGACCGGAATGAATCGAAATGCCTATCTTCTTACTGAACGCCTCATCCTCTGGCGTCAATCGGAGACCCTTGGACTTCGCAAACTTCAACTCACATAAACGAGCCAATAGCTTGCTTGCCTCCAACTGCTGATTCGTCGGAGTAAACCCCATCACATCCTTGAAAAATATCTCAGGATACTGCCTCCAGACCAATTTGGCCTGCTCATTAGATATACCTTCGTTTTCCTCGCTTTTCCTAGCCATATCTCTAAATACCTCACTCACAGTCCCTAATAACTACCCACTTCCTACCCTTAGCACTCAACTCCCTCTCCTCTATGTAAGGCGTGAAACTCAACATCAAAGCCACGCCAGGATGGTAACTCTCAATCGCTATACACTCGTCATCAGGCTTATCATCTAAAAACCTCTTCATATCGCCTACTGTAAATCTTCCATGAGTATCTATAATCAATTACCTCCTTTTTGTTTATATTCGCTGGAAAGAGGGGTATATGCATATCTTCTTCACTACAATCGCCTACCCCCGGACTCCCCCCCCCTACCCTCGGACCCTACAGGCAACGGGGACCATGCGCAACTACTTGATATTACATATGTAGGATATATCTTACACAACTTGTCATAATGTATATTATCGGCATACCAAATGATATCAA